GCGGAAAGCGTGGTGCTGGTGGTGGTGGCCTGCCCGAATGCGAGCGCGGCGCAAAACAGCAGCGCCGCGGCGAATTGGATGGTTCGATTGATGTTTTTCATGGCTTTTCTCCGTTATAGCATCCCAGCGGTTAGCTGAGAGAGATTCGGACGCCTCCTTCCATATATAACGGCGCGATGCCGTAATAGACATCGAACCGGTTCACCCACTGGTCGCGGTATCCGTCGAAGATGCGGACGAAACGCAACGAGACGCCGATTTCCTTGCTGCGGTCCTCATAGCCCATATCCACGCCCTCGGGTACGTCGCCCGGGAAGGACGTAAACGCATAGGCTTCTTTGTCCCACAGCAGACCTTGCAACGTGGTCAGGCCGCCGAGAGCGCCCTGTCCGGACGCCGCGGTGCCATAGACCGAGATCAGCGCCCCATCGGCTGGCGAGGCGCTCACATTCTGGAACTGGCCGCTCGGAACAATGGCGGGCAGAATCGAGATGGTCGCGGTAGCGGTCGCGTTGTTTGCCGAGGTCACTGCGGCCTGCACTACGAACTGCTGCAAGACGCCGGTGGACTGGCGGCTCTGCGGGTTCACTGCGTAGACGCCCGCAAAGGAGATCACGTCTCCCGGCAGCAGCACGTTGGCAATGCCGGTCGAGGCACCGCCCAGCCAGCCCTTCGTGTTGATGGAGGTTCCAGTCTGGTTGGCTCCGGTCACTTCGGGCAGGTAGGGGCCATAGGCCGTGTTATTCAGCGCGCCGATGGTTTGCGCATTGATGTTCTCATCGACGAACCATTTCAGCCCGAGAGCGTTGTTCACCTGGCCGGTTTTCCACTGCTTTGACAGGCTATCGGCCGGGTTGTAGAACTGCTTGGTGTAGTCCAGCCAGCCGCGCTCTGCCAGCGCGTTGATGGCCAGCGACCATTCACCGCCCTTTGGGTCGAATCCCATTTGGAACAGCAGTTGGCGCGCGTTCGCGTAGGTGTTGAACGCATCCGAGCCGCTCAGTCCGGGGGTCGTTCCGACCGAACCTACAAAGTTGGCGGTATTGAGCACCGCCATGCTGGCGCAGCGGTAATCGAGTTTGTTTGAGAGCGAGATCATCGCCGGTTCCAAGTAGCGCCGGCGGAAATCGTCCAGCGAAAGGTACTTTTCGGCGCTCGAAAACTCGAAGTCTACACCCGATTGCTGGTTGATCGTGATGGGCACTTCGGTATCGGTCAGACCCTCCGGAGAGTATGCCTGGCCGTCGCGTCCGATGAAGCGGGGCGGTTTGCGGACAAAGATCGTGTCGCCGATCTTGCCGCCTTTTTTGCCAAATTCCTTATCGAGGTCCCGATAGAAGTTCGGAACGATAACGAGTCTGTTCTCCAGGATTTCCAGGGAGTCCCAAGTAATTTCCTGGCGCGTCAAAAGCTGATTGGCCATGTGTGGCCCTCCTGTGTTTCGTGTGAAACACGGGTGGACCGCTACGCCTTGCGCTTTTGGTTTCGATACTCGTCGTAATTCGTGGGGGCTGTAGGCTCCCCAGGAGAGATCCCGCCCAAACTGCGGGGCGGCGCCGGAGCACGGGAAACCAGCACAGGACGTACCGGTGCGGGTTGCGGTTGCTCGGGGCCTTTCTGGGATGTGAGGGAATTGCAGTGGATTGCCACGGCCTGAATCTGCTCGTGGCCTTCAAGCGCGGCGATTCGCGCGCATTCCGCAAGATCGCTGCCGATCTCGTGAATTGCCCGCAAACCGTTGGCTCCCATTGCCGCGGCGAATCTCCAGGCTTCCGGCCGCATCAACAGCGCCGGATTCTGGAATACTTTGGCGTCAAAATCAGGGACTTCGGATCGGACCTGTGACAGCGTTCGCTGCCACACTTCCGCCTGATCTTTACGCTGCCGCTCTTGGGTTTCGCGTGTCTTCTGCCGCTGGTCCCATTCGCCCTTCAGATCGTCGAACCGGTCCAGGAGTTGCTCATACGACTCGGTAGGGTGTTCCTGCGCGAGCCGTGCAATCGTCTCTTTGCGGGTCGGTTTCGGATCTTCAGTCGCGGGCTGTTCGGCGGCCGGCTTCGGCTGTTCCACTGCTGCCGGCGGCGCTGCCGCTGCCGGTTTTGGCTTCCTCAATTCCTCCAGTTCCGCTTCCAGCCGCTTCTTATCGGCGGCCAGCTGGCGAATGCGGCGCTCCGCATCCGTCCGGGGTGGAGGAGTCCCTTCGGGGTCCTGAGTTACAGCAGCTTCCGGGGCTGCGGCGCTTTCGCCCGCCGGTTTGGCCGGTGGCACGGAGGGAGTTTTCGGTTCGGACGCCGGCGCTGGTTTAACGTCGGTCGGTGACGGTGCGTTTTTCAGCGACTTGTACTCCTCGAAGTCCGCTGCGTCCCGCAAAGGCGTCTGAGCCGTCAAATTATCGGACATTTCTTCCTGATTCCAGAGTTTAGACCACAGCCCGCGCAATGTCAACGTCATCCCATCCACCCGTCGGCCCCGTAGACGTACCGGGGCGCGTCCTGCCACTCCTGAATCTGTTGCGGGACCGCCCGCGCGAACGTCAAAGCAAGCGCATCGGCGTCATCGGGCGACTTTTCGCCCCGCGCTTGGATATCTGCCTTGCTCTCGATAACTAGTTTACTTCCCGACAGCTTAATGTGGTAGCCAGGCAAGCACAACTGCTGGCACAGGCTCTCGTCATCCGGGATGGAGCCCTGGAGCAAGGCGTCCTTCAGCTTCGAGTACATGAACGCGCGCAGATTCGCACAATGCGGGTCGGGCGACTCCCCCCCGAACGCCACTTCGTACACGTTCTCGAACCCCATCGAGCGCAAGCTCTGCACAATCGGAGCGCCGAAGGCCGTATCCACGAACATCGCCGCGATCCGGCTGTCCGGGCGCTGGTCGCGCAGCAACTCTGCGCAGATCCCTATGCGCCGCGTCCGATCTGGGTCCTGTTCCCCCGGTATCCGGATAGCCGGCTTAGTTGCCATATTCAGCCCGCGGCGAAACCGGATTACGTTCCACGCCTTGCCGCCTCCGCTTACGTCGAATCCGGCGATCAGAGGGTCTTGAAGATTGTCTCGAAGAGTCCGTCTCCGGGCTGCATCGACCCTCGATCTGTCGATGTACTGCAACTCAGAAGCGGAAGGGGCCATCCCCAACACGCGGACCCTGAAGTAATCCGACTCTTCCCCGTAATCGGCAGCCCACTGCTTGATAAGCTGCTTGTTTGTAAACTTGCTTGTGCGGCTGTCAACCCTTCTGGTGTTCCACCGCGCTTGCTGGCTGCCAAAGCAGACTTCATAAAATGCCCCCGTGTTTCTAACACACTGCCCCCACGCGAAAAACATCGGCTCCCCGTCCGTCAGTCCTCCGCTGGCCGTCTCCCATATCTTGTTCGGCACCTCGCTCGCTTCATCGAACAGGTACCAGGATGTCGAACTCCGCGCGTGCTGTCCCGCGAAGCTCTGCGCGTTCTCTTCCTTGCACGTCTGCGCCACGCAGTTCCATGAGTCCGGGTCCTCCCGGCTGTAGATCCCGTGCGCCTGGATGTCGAACCACCCCGCGGTAACGCAGAGCTTGCCCCACCACTGGATTGCCGCCCACGTCCGCGCATCAAGCTGCGCATACGTGCCGGCCGTCACTGTGCCTCTGCTCGAAGGCCTGGTGCTCAGTATCCACCAGGTGATCCAGGCCCCCATCGCAGACTTGCCCGTGCCGTGGCCGGACGTCTCGGCCATCAACACGGGCAGTACCGGATCGCGTCCATTGAACCGCCGCGACCGCACTTCATCCGCCAGGCTGCGCAGGAACTCGGCCTGGTTGGCGTCCGGGCCGCTCTCGTCTTGCAGCGGTCCAGGCTTGCCCCACGGAAAGGCCAACTCCACAAAGGCGAGCGGATCGGCGTACAGTTCCGCCATTGCCTTGCAGAGTGCCCGGTCTACTTCGATCGGCAAGCTTGCTCCACCGCTCTCTTGGCGTCCTCAAGTTGCGGGAAGTCGCCGAGAGGTACCTGGCCAGCCTGCATGTCCAGCTTGACGGCCGTCCATGGCAGGCCTTCGCGATCCCGCGCCACGCCGCCCAGAGAGATAACACCCTCACGAACGTACATTAAGCCTTGCCAGCGGTCCGCCACGGCTACTACTTGGTCAGCGCTGCCGATACCGCCTTGTTGACCGTCGCCTGGTGCTGCGGCGTTGCACCCTTGATGCCTTCGATCAACGCTTCGATGGCCGGCAGATCGGCGTCCGCGGTTTGCAGGATCAATGTAATGAGGTTGAGCCAGTTCATGCCCACGATGGTCTCACCGCCCGCGAAGACTGTCAAGCCACCGGGCGGATTTGGCGTCCATCCATCGGTCTTGAGCCTGACGGCTGCGCCGGACGGCGCGTCTTCGCGCAGCGCGCTCGAGCTCGCGCTTCCACCCGGCGAGCTGGGCGGCTTTCCGGCGCGCCTGGATTTGCCGAATGCGCTCCAGGTTGTCCTGCCAGGTCGCGGAGGTCCACAT